TCCTCACGACCGAAGTCCCAGTCACGCTTCTGCTTGGCAAGCAATGCACGTTCCAACTTGCGACGAACAGCATTGGCTGTACCGCCCATGGAAGCCAGAACATGATCGTACTCTGCCGCAGTCCCATTGGCTAGTCGTGGAACTATACGTGCGCCATAGTCTTCTCGCTGTTCTTGTTCGCTTGGTTGTGGGTCTGAGCGGTGATGCCACTTGTCCCATGAACTGTTCACGACAAGATACCGAACGGCATCCTTGCCTCTCTGGTAGTTCAGTTCTGGGGCGAGGCTTTCGACGGCTTTCTCAAGTCCGAAGTTGTCGTAGACGTCGTCCATGTCACCTTCACCTGTGGGGGTTTCTGTCTCTCCGACGTCTGTATCACCGTCGCCATCACCCTCCTCATCAGGAGATCCCTCTGCCACGTCGGTCCCGTCGCCTTCATCGTCCGAACGCTGCCGCTGTCCGTCATCCACGTCACCGTCAGCTTCCCCGTCAGGGGTGTATGTCCCTCGCCCATCGTCGCCTTCCTGTTCTTGCTCTTGCTCTTCCTTGTGATTGCGAAGCCACTGCTCTGCCTCTTCTGCCAATCGGAAAACATCGTAGCTGTCTTTGCATCCATCCAGTTTACCGACCCACTCTTCCAGCTTGCCGCGCAACTCGTCGTCCTCAAGCATGTCAAGACATGCGGTGTTGAGTTCGCCGCCGTATTCTGCACGACCCTGCCACGTAATAGCCACTGGCCCGACCCACACAGGGTCAGCCAGTTTCTGAGCCGCTTCCTCTGGCGAGACGGCTTGTGTGCTGTCGATGAACAGCTTGTTCACACGTTCGCTTGTGGCTCGAAGATTGGTACGTGCGCCATGGTATTCACCCATGACACGACGCTCCAACCAGATGTCTTCGAGTGCGTTGGCTGTCGAGTGAAGTAGCTTGTTGCCTGTCAGCTTCTTCTTGTTGCGCTTCAGCACATTGAAGTTGGTGTGGCGCACATGCCCTGCTTCGTGGTCAACATAGCCACGCAGAACGGCGGCATCTTCGTCACTGATCTCCGCACCCTGACTGAGTGCGGGTAGCTGTATGATACTGCCGTTGGTCTTTGCTTCGTTACCCGCAAACACAACCTTGATGTCGTCTTTGCGACCGAATACTGCGCTAGTCTTGGCAAGCGCGTTCTGAAATACATTGCTTTTCATTATCCGAATACCCTCTGATAGATGTCGTTAAGCACTGCGCGGTCTTGCACAGTACAGCGGTCAAGCACGGTGGTCTTGAATGCAAACTCCATGGCCGCACTGTCGTCGCCGTAAAGCGGCTCCATCGACGTGAAGTTTTGTGCCAGTGACAGGAAGCCACGAGGCGTGATAGGTTGCAGAACCTTGGACGTAGTGAACGCTTCGATATGCTCGGTCACATACTTGTTGATCTTGCCAACCATCGTGTTGTGTAGATGCGGAAACTTGGCCGAAATAAGTGCGGCACGATCATTCTCATGCATGTATTCAACCTTGATCCACATGGTGAAACGGTCTAGCATTGCCATCGACTGAGGCCGTGCGCCCTGATACATACCGTATTCGTCACCCTGACCCACTGTGTTGCCTGTAGCGAACATGCGAAACGCAGCGTGTGGAGTGACGACACGGCCACCGTCCTCAGTCACGACCAATCCATTGCCTTCGAAAGCACGTTGCATCACATAGGCAACGTCTGGCCGTACAAAGTCGATCTCGTCACAGATCAACGTGTATGGTCCTGACATAGCCGTGGGTAGAATACCATCCACGAACTTGGAAACCGTTGTGCCGCCGTCTTGTACAAGCGTGTCACGACCGATGATGTCCATGCGAGTGATCTCGCTGTCGAAGTTGAGCCGCATCACTGGCCAGTACAAACGAGCGCAAACTTGTTCGACGTTTGTTGTCTTGCCCGTACCAGAGTGACCATGCAGATAGCAACGTTGGTTCGTCAAAATCGCTTGCAAGATGCCAAGCAACTCGGCAGGGCGAAAGACGTAGCTGTCGTCAATCTTTGGCACATGAGGATGGTCATGCTCCCATTCCCATACTGGCACGTCGAAGTCCAACTCCTTGCGCTTGGACAGGCCGAACACCTTCCACGCTTTCTGCGGCTTGGCTTTCCCCTTGGGTATCTCACCACTGGCCTTGATCTCAGTCGGCATAGCGATTGCCGAAGCACTGCGCTTCAGCTTCTCGATTGTGTCGGTCATGTTTGTGATGTTGACCGCTTGCTTGTTGATGCGTTCGAGCAACTCACCGATGGGCGGCAACGATGCTTGTGCAAGCGTGAGGTCAATCAACTGCGCTTTGGACGCTTCTGGCATGGATATGGGGTTGTCAGTCTCGACAGGATGCGCTTCTGGCTCGTCGTCTACATCGTCCATTTTGTGCTTGTCGTCGCAAATAGATGCGATATAGGTGACACGCGGATCGTCTGTTAGATATGGACAGTCGGGATCATCACGCAAGACAGCGATAGCCGCTTGAACCGATGCTTTGTCTACGCCTCTCTCAATAAGCAACTGCTCGGATATTGTGTAAGGGATCTTGTGCGTGACGTTGAGCGTTGTGATGACTTGGCACATGTCAGTCAGACCATCGAACTCAAGGTTTTTCGATCCTGTGTAGTAATCGTCAGTGCTTGGCTTGGCCGCCCCTGCGATTTCAGCGATCATGTCGTCAATCATTTCGCTCGACAAATCTCTTGGCCGACCAAGTTGGTATCCAGACTTACTTGCGCTGTCCTCGTAGCCGCATTCGACTGGCATCCAGACCGCTCTGCGAACGTGGTCGATGTCTACGATACCCGCGACAAGCGCACCCAATGTGCCATTACCAATCGCTTGGTACAGTTGCGGAACAGTAGAAACGCTGTGTTGAGTGGCCAACGAACCGACGATGGGTGAGAGCTTGATCGCGTCTGTAAACGCCTCTTCCTTGGCTTTGAACATAGGCGCAACAAGTTGTCGTAGTCTTTTGCGAGCTTCCCCTGTAGTGCGGCGACTTTTACCGTCGAACAGAGCCTCGCGTAGTTCAGTAATGTTTTTCATTGTTACCTCGTAACGTTGAAGTTGAGTTGAAGTTGGACAGAGTTGTCCAGATGAGAAGCACCTTCGGTAGTCGGGTGTGCGTGAGAAGTAACTTAAGTTGTGTGTATAACACAGTAGACACCCAAGTCAAGTGCTTTACGCACCGCAAGTTGCCTTGCGATGCGTGAGGTTGCCTTTTATCGCTCCAATACACAGAAGCTGCCGAACTCGCGGTCAAAGACTTCGACCAAGTGTTCGTAGTCGCCCGACATCATTTCTTTCGTGATTGCCGAGGCGTCTTTTCCGCATTCACGCGCCCATTGACGCGCCCTTACGATAAGGCTCATTGCGTTACCATCTGGCCCTGTCAGGTCGATGACGCGCTCAGTAACTTGTTTCTTTCGTATCATATTGTCCTCCATTTTCGGGGTTGTCATGCGGGAACCGCATGGGATCAGGGCAGACACGCTGCCCATCACCGATGTGGTTCAGTCGCGAAGAGAATTGTACTTTCCGTCCTCTTCCTCGTCCCATTGAATGGACATTGGCTGAGTGTCGTACTCGATCAGTTCCGCGATTTCCTGTACGATCCCCACTAAATAAGCATGGGTGTGTGAATGCTCACTGTTTGGATGTTCTCGTCGATACGTTCGCAGTATGGAGCTTGCCTCACTTAGAGCTTTGACCGCGCATATTGTATTCTGCGGCACACTCATTGGCTCACCCATGGGACGAGCACACATTTGCCGTGAAGTATTTGACCGTCGATTGTGCGCGTGAAGTCGCCACAACCGATGACCCAGTTGATGACTACCCACGCGATGAGTAGTCCATAGAGCGCACCGAGCGCGATGTTCGTTATGCCTGTCATTGATCCCTCCTTCGGACATAAAAAAAGCCCCCACGCTTTCGCGTGAGGGCTGATTGGGTTGGGGTGATTACTTACGCGCTTCAGCGACCATGTTGAAGAACGCTGCGAAAAGCTCTTCGTTGCCCGCCAGTTCGCTCGCGAGAGCCTTCATCGGGTCATTCGCTGGCGCTTTGGCCTTCGGCGTTGTCGTCGGCTTGGACTGCTTCGCAGTTCGCTTGTAGGATGACCAGTCGCCACTCACGCGACACTTCAGCGAAGCTGTGTTGCCGTCCTTCATCGCTGAAAGCGTATTCGCGATCTTGCGCGAGGCACCGTTGGCAACGTGGGCTTCACACGCGGAGATGATCTCCGCACGCGCCTTGGCGCTTTTGGTTCCGAGAAATGCCTGTGCGTAGCCTTTGGCTGACATGCGTGTAGGTGTGATTTTAACTTCTTTTGTCATCGCGTAACTCCTTCGCGTTTTGGGCCGAGAACAGCCTCGACCTCCAACTGAAAAGCACCTTCGGTGATACGTGCGCGTGTAGGGACGATGCCCTGCCGCCTTTGGTCTAAGTTATTGAAAAGGTTTATTTGGAGGTAATAAGGCGTGTGTTGTCCAGTCCGAGCGGCTCAATCTCAAAACGTTTTTGCCCCTAAAAGGGGCAGAACACCCCTACAAAGGGTGCAGAAAGTGAGCAAAATCAAGGGTTTAGCCTCGGTTGTGCAGGATTTGTGCAGAAACAATACCCTAATTCTGGAAAAGGGGGCGGGGGGGTGTCCCGCCCGACGCGCAGATTTACGAAATGTCACCTCCCCTACCCCAGAACTAATCGGAGCAAATTTTGAAAACGTCAGAAAGGAAAAGATGGGGTCGTGGATACCAAATTACCCTCAACTGTGAGCGATGTGGGAAGGAGTTCACGACAAAAGCGACACATGAAGGCCGTAGAAAATACTGTTCTATTGGTTGTCGCCCCAATAAAGAGAGAGATAAGGCAGAAGAAATGACAAAACTAGCATCAAAGGTGGAATTTTCCCCAGCAGAAAGCCAGAAAATCCGCACACAGATCTGTAATTACATGTCTACGCAGCTAGAAGACGCAAATGCTGTGGTAATGGGGGCGAAATCGTGGAACCCCACGCAAGCCCGCGTGTTTGGCATACTACTAAACAAGGTAATACCAGACCTAAACGCATCATTTCACCAGCATGAACACTCAACCAAGGCACTTACAGACCTTTCTCGCGAAGAACTGGAGGCAATCGCGCAGGGTGTGTCAACAATCGAAGCAGAATACACGGAGATAGAGCAGAATGAAGATAACGAACAAACAAGCTGACGCATTAGACAGCAATCTAACCACCGAAGAGTTTGGCAAAGCCATGGGTGAGATAGATTTACAGAGCATTCCCCCACATAAACGTCAGAAAGCTGTGATGGATCATCTAATGAAGATCATGGCCGACGCAATCTACGACAAAGATAAGGCACAAGAGATACATATCTCTCGTATTCTGAGAAACAGAAAATGAAGAAGATGTCTCAGGCGCAAGTCGCAAGATACCTCTTGCGCCTTCGCGATGCCTCCGAAAACTTTAAGGAGTTTGTGCAACTCATCTACCCAGATTGGACACTGGCAGACTTTCAACTCGAACTGATCGACGCACTCGACCGCCTCGAAAAGAATAAGCTCGGCACAAACAACCTTCTGATCACAATGCCACCACGACATGCCAAATCAACCTTTGGCACTGTCTTGTTCCCGTCATACTTCATGGCTCGCAATCCACATCGCTTTGTCATGTCCTGTTCGTACAACTCCCAACTGGCGACAGACTTCGGACGACAGGTTCGTTCTGTCGTAGAGCAGAAACAAATGTTACAAGCCTTTCCTGAGTTCACCCTATCCACGGAAAGCAGAGCGGCAGACGTATGGCGCACGGAAGTCGGCGGTGCATACTTCGCAGTCGGCGTAGGCGGCACGACATCTGGACGACCCGCTAACCTCCTCCTCGTTGATGACCCAATCAAATCCCGTGAAGACGCTGAAAGTATGACCCAGCGCAACAAAACATGGAACTATTACACATCAGCCCTTGCAACCCGTCTCCAACCAGAGAGCGGCGGTTCACCTCCCAAACAAATCGTGATCCTCACCCGCTGGCACCCAGATGACCTAGCTGGACGCCTCCAACAATCCGAAGACTGGCAAGAAGGGCGCTGGACGCACGTTAACTTTCCAGCGATCACCAAGACAAAAGGAGAGCCAATCCGTCGAACGCGGCTCCCAAAAGACCATCCGATGTATCTAAACAACGACGAACTCAACAAATTGGCCAAAACCAAGCGCCATATACACGAAGAAGCCGAAGCCCCTCTATGGCCAGAACGCTTCCCTATCGAGGACCTCAAGCGGCGTGAACGTCTAAATCCACGCGAATTTGCCTCTCTGTACCAGCAACAACCCTACATCGAGGGCGGTAACATAATCAAAACCGAGTGGTGGCAGAAGTATCCCGCAGATCTCAAGCCAGAAAACTTCGTGTCTCTCGTCATCGGAGTGGACACCGCCTTCAAAAAAACAGAAACCGCTGACTATTCAGCAGCCGTAACTGCTGGCATGGATCGCAACGGAGACATCTACATCATCGACATTATGCGCGGAAAGTTCGACTTCCCCGAACTAAAGCAGCGCCTGATCCGCCTCAACAACGTATGGCGTGGGCGCGGACTTCGAGCAATGTACATAGAAGACAAAGCCTCTGGCCAGTCAATCATACAGGAACTCAAGCGCGAAAGCGGTATGTCGATCATCCCCTACAAGGTCGTCCACGACAAAGTCTCCCGCGTCAATGCAATCCTCCCGCTCATCGAAGGTGGACGCATCTTCCTACCCGACCAATCCGAATGGCTCGATCCATTTATCGACGAAGCTGTATCTTTCCCCAACGGCAACCACGACGACCAAGTAGATGCAGCAACTATTGCCATAGACGTCCTATCCAGAACCAATGTTTCACCCGACGCCTTTGCCCTGCACAGTGACCCAACCCAATCTCTTAACCATATGGACGACAAGAACTTCGGTAAGTCGTTACAAAGCACAGTAAAGCGCCAATTAAGCAAATGGCAGGGCTGGGGCATCTGAGGACGACCCATAATTTCAAACGAGGTATTCTTTTTCCATGACTGTAAGCGGACCCAAAAACACCCCTAACCTCCCATCAGGAGGAACGTATCGGAGCGCAGAATATACTGCTGGCCCGACTGAAGGCATTGTCGTAGATCTCTCAGAATTTGCAGATCGCTTGATGAACTACGACGACATCTCCTCAGATCTAAATGAGGAACAAGAGCGAAGGATTGTAGACTACGTCAAGTCTATGGTGGACATGTCGTACTTCAAGATCCGAAAACGATACGACCACTGGAAAGAAGCTGATCGCGCTCACGACGTATATGTGCCGCCCAACGCAACTGACTTCCGCGAAAAGGCGGTCATTGCAGACACACGCGCAATAGCCGACACTGTCTTAACCTACCTGATGGCAGCCCTTGGCGGACGGAACCCAATGTTCCAACTCGAAGGACT